GAAGCTGTCACGGCTCGGTTTGCAGCGCGGTCCGGTCGAAGGATTTGGATTCACCGGGGGAGCCTGGCGCACTCACCAGACAGCATCCTGGCTAAAGCTGGGCGTCCAACTGAGCTAGTTGATGAGCTGCTCGGCTACCGCTTTGACACTTCGACTGCCACGACCGGAGAGGCCAAAAAGGACGGCTACCCAATAAAGGTCAACGACCACGCATGCGACGCGCTGCGATACGGAGTCTGCTATTGGGACGGGGTCAGCAAGGATGGAGCCGAGCGGGCTAACACGCTGGCATTGATGAGCGCTAGCCTGAACTGGTAGCCTTGACAAAACGTCGCGACTCGCGTAGCCGTTGACAAAATGGCACGAAGACCAGCGAAGCAAGCACCGCCTAAGCCAGTCCGTTTCGACGGCTGGCAAAACGTGATCACGGGGCTGGGCACCTCGCGAGACAAGGGCACCTACGCCGAAGTCGTGCCGACAGTCCTATCGCAGCAGCAGTGCGAAGACCTGTGGCGCGGCGATGATATGGCGGACCTCATCGTGACCGCTCTGCCAAATGATGCGCTGCGCGAGACGCCCACCTTGACCATAGCGTCTATCGAGGACGCGACCCAGAGAGCGGCGGCGGTCGATTCAATCCTCGCGGCACTGGCGGACCTCAGTGCGAAGAAAGCCGTTCAGAAGGCGCTACAATACGAGCGGGCCTATGGTGGTGCTGCGATTTACGTTGGTGCTGTGGACGGGTCACTTGATGCTGAGCAGCCGCTACAGACTCAAACCATCCGGGCGATTCGTCACCTGACCGTCTTTGAGCGCAGGCAATTGATCGCGGTCGAGTACCAACAGGACCCGATGAAACCAGACTACGGCAAGCCGACGCTTTACCAAGTGCATTCGTTTACCGGAGTCGGCACGGGGCAAAACGTGCATGCATCGCGTTTGGTCATTTTCCCAGGTCGCCGCGTGACAGATCGCAACCCCACCGAAAACGCCGGGTGGGGAGATTCCGTGCTCTCTCTGGTGTGGGATGTGCTGCGGATCTTTAATCAATCGTGGCTCGGTGTGGGCTACACGATGTTTGATTTCTCCGTCGCCATCATGAAGATCAAGGGGCTGGCGTCGATTCTGGCGGCGAACAGTCCCGAGGTAGTCGCGACGCGAGCGCAAGCCGTCGAGCTAGGCCGGTCGCTCGCGAAGACCATCCTTCTTGACTCCGAAGAGGAGTACGAGCGCAAGACCACCGCGCTGACCGGAGTGCCTGATGTGCTGTCCCAGCTATCGACGAGGCTTGCTGCTGCGGCTCGGATGCCTATCAGCAAACTGTTCGGTCAGTCGGCAAGCGGGCTCAATGCGACCGGCGAGGGCGACGCGCGCAACTGGTACGATGCGGTTGCTGCCTATCAAGAGGACTCGGTGCGGCCAGCGTATGAGCGGCTTCTGAAGCTCCTCTTTGCCAGCAAATCAGGACCGACGCGGGGAATCGAGCCAGAAAACTGGGCGCTCAAGTTCGCCCCGCTGTGGCAGCCGACAGCCAAAGAACAGGCAGAGACGCGCAAGATCGTCGCCGAGACGGATGCGATCAATTACGACATGGGCCTTGTCACTTCGGAGGAACTGCGCACCTCCCGCTTTGGTGGCGAGGAGTACAGCGCCGAGACGGAGATCGATACGCGCAATTCTACCGTAATCGCGAAGGCCCAGGAAGCGCTAGATCCCAATGCCACCGCGCCGACTGCCTAGAGCAGCAAGACCCGATCGCATCGCGGCAGAGTACCGAAGCGCACTTGGCCCGGCTGTGAAGGTACTGCTTGACCTGCTGGTGGAGCTTGTGAGCGACCTCGCGCGCGAGTGGCCACAGCCCGAGCCCGTGCGAACCGATAACGATCGTGACGTAGCCCGAGCAGTCAAGCGGACGGCTGACAAGCTTGCACGCGCGGTTAAGGCGGAGTCGATTATCCCGATCGCGACCAAGTACGGCGCGGCCACCTCAGACTTCCAGCGGGCGCAACTGGCCAAACAAGCGCGCGCGGCAGTGTCGATCGACGTGCGCAAACTCTCAGGCGTAGATCGCAACGTCCCGCGCCAGATAGCGCAGTTTGCGCAGACGAACGCGGATTTGATCACTAGCCTGGGTCAGCGCATGGCCGAGGATATCGCGAAAGTAGTAGAAGAGGGCGTGGTATCTGGTTCGCGCTGGGAGACGATTGCAAAGCGACTAGAGCACGTCGGAGGGGTCACGGAAAGCCGCGTGGCGCTGATAGCTCGCGATCAAGTGGGCAAGCTGTACGCCGACATAAACAGACAGCGACAGGGCAATCTAGGTGTCACCCGGTACGTGTGGCGCACCGTGCGTGACAACCGAGTACGCGAGGAGCATGAAGTGCTCGACGGTGATAGCTTCGAGTGGGGCGCTCCCCCTTCCGAGGGCCACCCCGGCGAGGCGGTCAACTGCCGCTGCTATGCCGACCCAGACTTTTCCGATCTGCTGAGATGACAAAAAGTCACATCAGGGGCTTGACACTTTGACACTAGGCTTGCCAGACTGACATTCATGTCAGCATTCGTGCCAATTGGTCACACGACGACTCGACCATGGCGTCTGGGTCAGTCGTCGAATTAGACGGATCGGGTAACGTGCTGGAAATCGAAGGCGTAACCGACGGCTCCTCGTTGCGACTTCGTGACGCCTTTGGCGCTAACCGCCTCTGTGGTTGGTGACAGCGTGGTGGTGTCCGTTCCTGGGGTTGCTGCAAAAACGATTGATTGGACGGTGACAAGTGGGATCTAAACAAAGAATGATGGTGTTGGCGCTTTCCTTGCTTGTGGGCTGCGTTCCCCCCGAATCGACCTGCACAGAGCGCGACATTTCCGCGTGGGTTCCTTCGACGGCGGAGTTTGCAACGCCGATCCGCTGCGACGGAAAGATCGTTGGTTACGATCTGGATATCGACAGCAGCAAAGATATGACCGCGCGCAGCTGGGCGATTGCGTTTGATGGTCCGCACCCAGGCGGCGTCGCCGCGATCTCTGCGGAGATCGACCTGCTGACACCTACCAAGCGCGTTGCAACGCTCTACAGCGGCACGACAAAGCTTGCGGAGGTCGAAGGCGTGCTGACCACGGTGTCTGCGTCTAGCGCGTCACATGTTGCGCCTGGGCCGCTACAGCGCGCGTATACGGTAACGGTTCCCGCTGGTCTGCACTACCGGGGGCAAATCCGCAACTTGCGGTGGTGACATGCGCGTCCTACGGGTAGACAACAGCAGCCCCCTCAGTAAGCCGGTGCGGCTATCTAACGGGTTCGTGCGTGCGGAGGGGTACTTGACCCGCGCGGGCATCTTTGTCTATCGCGATGCTCAGGGCAACACAGTCCGTGAGTTCCGTCCGCCCGAGGAAGTGTTTCACCCTGATTCACTGGCAAGCTTCGCGCTCGTCCCTGTCACCAACGATCACCCGAGTGACATGCTGACAGCTGATAACGCAAAGCAGTACGCCGTCGGAAGCGTGTCAGAGGTGGTGACTCCGGACGGAGACAAAGTGCGCGCGTCGCTGATGATCACAGACGCGGCAGCAATCGAAGCGCTCGACGCGGGTAAGTCCGAATTATCGTGCGGATACACTGCTGACGTTGAGTTTTCGCCTGGAGTGTGGAACGGGCAACCGTACGACGCAGTGCAGCGAAACATCCGAGGCAACCACGTTGCTTTGGTAGATGCAGGGCGAGCCGGTCCGGCTTGCTCAATACGAATGGACGCCGCCGGGGCGGCACAGGAGATCACGATGGAAGATGTGATGTTGGAGCTCGGCGGCGCTCAATATAGCGTGCCTGCCGACTTGGCCGCTGAACTGGTCAAGATGCTCGAAGGAAAAGGGCTGAAGCCGTCCATGGCTGACCAGAAACCCGCAGGGGAAGGCTCGCCAAGCGCTGAACTGGCCGCAGTGAAGGCCGACGCGCAACGCAAGATCGATGCACTGCAAGCGCGGCTTGATGCCATGCAGAGCGCTGCTGCTGCAAAGACGCTGCGGCAGACGATTGAGCGCGAGATCCGCGAAGATATGGCCCTTGCCGAACTGGCCAAACGCTTCGACGCGGAAGTCTCCGAAACCGACACCGCTGAAATCAAGCGACGGAAGATCGTGGCCAAGCTGGACCCATCGATCAAGCTCGACGGGAAAAGCCCAGAGT